CCCATCTCTCGCCACACTCATGCACAAAGTCCAGTGTCTCAGGCATTTCCCTGCCAGTGTTTGCAAATGTCACAACAGCCCTATCAGGCAAACCATCGTTGGCTTCGAGTATCTGGTGCAACATATAGGCTGACGTTCTGCCGCCACTAAAGCTGATTTGCACATTGCCGTCAGGCAAGACGTAAGGATTACTCATCACATTCATCCAAACTGGACGCGCCGTTTTTAGCTGGCTGTTCTGCCCGATATATTTTACCCAGACTATCGCTAGATAGCTGTTCATCAACAAAGCCATCATCAGGCAGGCTGGCTGACCATTCGGCATTCGACTTCTTCTGCCACTTGAGCCAGAGCTCATACTCTAGCTGAGACACCTTGCCCTCAAGCTCACGCCGAATAGTCATTGAACACCTCGCACCAATCCTTCAAAGCAACCTTGCCCTTAGTGTACTTGTAAATTGCCATCATGTGCATCCCACTCGGCGGGCGCTTTCCGTAAATCCAGTTGTGAACTGTGGGCTGTGTGACCTTCAGTTCCTTAGCCGCCTGAGCTTGCCTAAGCCCCTCAGAAACAAGATATTCTTGGAATTTCATATTACTATCCTTTATGAGTTTGACACTACTGTGTATAACCTGTATTAAAGTAATTCTATAAAAAGATAAAGGAGAAAATTAACCGTGAGTGATGTCCCCGATTATTTCGAGACGGTACAGCTACATCATTTTAGCCCGTCACAACTTAACAAGCCCATAGCCAACTGGATATTTGACTATGTTTATCTGTCGAAAGATAAGCGTCGTGAAATTAAAGTCGGCGAGAATGCGGCTTATGGCACGGCTGTGCATGGCGGTATTCAGGCCGTTCTATCTGCGGGCACCTCAATAGAGGATGCATCAGAGACCGCTATAATGGACTTCGACTTCCACCCCGCCGATGAGAGTGCAGAGAAGCGCGAGAAGTTTCGTGAGCTTATCCCTGCCTGCATCGAAAGCGGTGTTGACCTACTGGCTAAGACCTTCGGCGGTTGCGAAGAAGAAAAGAAAGTCACCTGCGAGTTGGCTGGCATATCCGTGCCGGTAATGGGCTATGTAGATTTATATACAGATAAAGCATTCTGCGAAATTAAAACTAAGGCACCGCGTCAGGGCCCAGAGAGAAAAGACGGAACCCGTAACTTCGGCAAGGCTACTCTGCCCAAAAAGCCTGAGTTCAGTCATCTCTGTCAGGTTGCTATATACGCCAAGGCTACAGAGCTAGTGCCTCACCTTGCATATGTATCAGCAGATGATGGCGTTTTATTTACGCCCGACAACTGCGAGGAGTTGCAGTCTGACATGCTAAACTATTGCCTCAATGAGATGCGCCGTCGTGCGGCTCTTAGGCAGAACCTGTTGCGAATTAGCACAGACCCAAAAGTTCTAGCCAGCCTGACTGACCCCGACTTCCAGCATCCATTTTACTGGAACCACCAATTTAAAGATGAAGCAAAGGAGCTATGGAAAATATGACTGTCTGGGAAACACTATCAGCAATCGACGTATCAAAGCATGTCGAGAAAAAGAACGGCTTTACCTATTTGTCATGGGCATGGGCGTGGACCGTGCTTAAACAGCACTACCCGTCTGCTCAGTATGTGAAGCACAATTACAGTGTCAACGGGCTCACAGTACCCTATATGCTCGACCACAACGGCGACGCATATGTTTGTGTCACTGTAAAAATACCCCATAATTCGAGCGATATTTTAGGACACTTGGCTGAGGCAACAGAAGTCATGCCGGTGCTCGACCATCGCAATAAACCCATCAAAAATCCAGACAGTTTTGCCGTCAACGCCAGCTTACAGCGTTGCATGGTAAAGGCTATGGCTCTGCTTGGTTTGGGTTGTTACATATATGCTGGTGAAGATATGCCAGCAACCAGTTCAGGTGTGCCGGACAGCTCCGGCAATAAACCTGTGCCACAGCGAACCTCTGCACTTGGCGGAATAGACAAGAGCTCACCAACCGCGTTAGTTACTGGTGCAGAGGCAAGCGGGCTAAACAAAATTAAACCTCCACTGTCTTTGGCAGATGAGGTAGCAATGGCACCGGACATAGAGAGCCTAAAGAACCTCTATAACCGTGTCTCTATGGGGCTGTCGTCGGAAGATAAACAGCTATTTTCAAATCGTAAAAAGGAGTTAATGTCTTGAGTAATTATGACCCAGAAATGAAGGGTGCGCTTTTCCGCAATGACAAGGGCGACAATGATAAGCGTCCCGATATGCGGGGCGACATCACAATCAATGGTACAAAGTATTCTTTGTCAGCATGGTCTAACGTGCCCAAAAATGGCGGCGATAAGTTCCTGTCCATAAAGGCCAGTGAGTTCATCGAGAAGACTGCCGCGCCAGCATCACAGCCAGCCGCCAGCCTAGACGATGATATCCCGTTCTAGGAAACGTAAACCTAAGAAGCCGAGCAAGTATCCAACCTTAGATAACTTTGCTCGGTGTTTCTTCTGCAAGAAAATATTTAATTACCGCTATGACGGTATTATCAATGGGAATCAAGAGGAGTTTTGTGGCGATGAGTGTTTTAAACAAAATTATAGAAAAAATCTTCAGCGGCAACAGCAAGCCGATGAGGAATTTGACGCGCTCTGAGGAGCAAATCAACAAGGTGCTGGATATCACTTCAGCCGTGACCGGCATCAATAAAATTGATATTCTGGGCAAGCGAAGGAACCCTAAATATGTCGAAGCTCGACACATCTCTATGTTCATCTGTGCAGAAATGCTGGGTATGTCTTACTGTGAAATTGGCAGGGGATTTGGGCGGGACCATACCACCGTATTCTATGCCCACAAAAAGCTCAGAAAAAGAGCGCAGGGCAGAACCAGCCTTAACAGAAATCTCAAAAAAGTAACTGAGAGAATGGCTGGATGAACCTAGACTGCCGGACGGTTCGTTACGTCGTCCACGGTGATGTCGAAAAATTTGAGGGAGACGGCTGGGAAGTTGTCTCTCAATTATCATTGCCTCACAGCCAGTATGCTGTGCTGATGGAGAAAAAAATGGAAGTGGAATTTCCTGTTCTCATAGTACCACATGACGACGGTGTGTTAGTAAAGGTCAAAGGCGAGACGGCTATCAAAAAGATGACCGCCAAGCAGATGATGGACCTAGCCGTGGAGTTAATCATGCGGGCTAACAGAAGGCACAATAATGATGACGCTCGGTAAAAACTTTATTGCCGATTTAAAAATATCTCAAACAGCTTCCGGCCTAGCCGGAGAATACATTGCCGCCGCGTCAGTTCTTGCAAGAGGCTGGCGCGTTGCTTTAGCGCAACAGGATTCGGTTGACCTGATAGCATGGCACCCCGACAGCGGGCTCACGCTACGCATTCAGGTGAAGGCTTGTCAGTCGTCACGACAAGGCGGAGGCAGAAACAGGGTCCACTTCCAGACCGGTCTCGGCGGTCAGAAAAGATTGCCGACTATATCAGATTTCGATATTTTAGCCTGCGTATCGTCAGACCAGCGCACGGTGTGGTATATTCCTGTTACATCCATCCGAGAAAAGAAACTCACTCGGAATATCACATTTTTCAGCAACCCCGAACTTGAGCGGGAAAGCTGGTCAGATGCTCTGGACACGCTCGGCGTGAAGGAAAAATAACATGAATCTATCAAAGCATTTTAGCTTGGCAGAGATGACCAAGAGCCAGACGGCGGTTCGTAAGGGCATACCTAATGAGCCGACAGATGAACACATCGAGGCTATGAAGCTGGTGTGCAAACACATTTTGGAGCCCGTCAGAGAGCAGTACGGCATACCGTTCACGCCTAGTAGCGGATACCGCTCTGGTGAGCTCTGTATAGCCATAGGAAGCTCAGTAAATAGCCAACACGCTAAGGGCGAAGCGGCAGACTTTGAGGTGCCGACAATTAGCAATATGGAACTGGCGGGCTACATTGCTGGCAAGTTAGATTTTGACCAGCTAATATTAGAGAATTATTCCGGCGGGAATACCGGCTGGGTACATTGTAGCTATAAGGCTAAGGACAATCGTAAAGAGGTACTGACCTACCAGAAGGGTTTGGGCTACCGGAAAGGGCTGATAGCATAATGGCAACTATGTTAGATGAGTGGAAGGTTCTGCCACGGCTGGCATTCCTAGCAATGATTATAATGGCCTTCAGGGTAACTGAGTGGTACATGGCCTTGTCAGTACCCACCCTTGAGCAGTCCGGCTTCTGTAGCGTCGTCTATGGCGCACTCACCGGCTCGTTTGCTATTTGGCTTGGAAAGGAAAAGTAATGTTACAAGCATTGATAGGTCCGGTCACAGGACTGCTAGATAAGTTTATTGAGGATAAGGACCAGAAGAACGCTCTGGCGCATGAGATAGCCACGCTTGCTGAGAAGCAGGCTCACGAAGCTAATATGGGCCAGCTAGAGGTCAACAAGGCCGAGGCCCAGCACCGGAGTATATTCGTTGCCGGATGGCGGCCCTTCCTTGGCTGGTGTTTGTCACTGGCTATGGCGTGGCATTTCATATTCGCGCCGGTCACAATGTTCGTCTGCTCATATGCTGGCGTTCAGATTCCAGAGCTTCCTGTGTTTGATATGGATAGCTTGATGACTGTGTTGCTGGGCATGCTCGGATTGGGCGGGCTGAGAACTGTAGAAAAAGTAAAGGGGCTAACAAAATGAACGACCACATAAAGAGATGCCCGCGCTGTGGCGAGGCTTGGAAGACTGTGCATGTGCATGGGCATGAGCAATGTCTGACCTGCGGAAACATTGTTGATGATTGCTGTCAGGGCGAGGTGTGTCAGACGCCGGACGATACAGAGTAAAACCCCCCGCCGTTACAGCGAGGGGTCTCAGGGAGGAAACTGTCCGAGGTCAAAGGAGAGAAAGCCCCCAGACCCTTTATTGATATATTGTTTTTGCCGTTACAGCAAGGCTGTTAATCGCCCGTCCACTCATTGTGCCGCATATGTTCTAGCCCTAAAATGGTTTTTTCAGCATGACAATTTTTGCAAACCACTATGC